TCTCCATTATTTTAGTATTTCGCTTCTAATTCCACGATTGTCGTATTTTACAAATTTAATACTTATTTTCGATTCTTTTTTCTCTGTTTCAAATAAATGCTTACGTGTAGCCATAATAGCTAAACCTGAACTAATAGAAGCATCATGTTTTGTTCTATTATTAGGATCAAATCTAGCCCAGTCTTCCAACGTCTTTGTAAAATACATTGAACCCATACAATCAGATTCTCTATATGTACCTTCAGTGTCAAGACCTACATACTCCTCAATATATGTCTCAATAGCTGATGCATGAGCTTGTCTAACATCTTCAGAAGAGTTAGGTATACCACCTATCTCTATCTCTGTCTTTGATAGTTTAGTCTTATGCTTATCAGGTCTATTCATTGAATATGCTCTATATCCCCTATTCTTAAAATGATACAATAACCTAGCCTTATTATTCTCAGCAAGTATTGGCATACCATAAAAAACACAAGCCATTAATACATCCTCAAAGAATATCTCAGCAGTTTGCGGTCTTGCTATGTATTCCAAAAAAAACTCATTTGTTGGTGCTTCTTCCATATGAAACTTAGTCATCCCATGCAATGCTCCATTAGAACCTCCACCTCCAACTACACCTGATATATCATAAGGGTCACATCCAAATGCTCCTAAATGTTCATTACCTGGATATTTCTTATCGCCTCTTGTTATAACATTATTACGTAGTCTAGCTTTTGGAATCCAAGATACTAAAAATCTACCATTCTTATCGGGTGTCCAAATAACCTCACTATCTTTTACACCATTCTTCCAATGGAAATATCCTCTAGTCAAAACTTGATCCTTGATTAATGAATCATTGTAATCAATCTGTTGGTATATCTTTGTCAAGTTAAATACTGACTGCTTAGACTCATCTCTAAATGCATGTGATTCACTCCTAGGAAACTGTCGGTAAAATTCATTCAATGCATCAGAATCACTTTTCAATGCAGCAACCTCGTTATTCCACCAAGTAATAACGCCTTGAGTTATCATCTCTCCATCAATGCCTTTTATTGGCTTATCCGGAGTATCAAATACAGGCCAACCAAACTCATCTATATAACCTTCAATATTCCACTCCATTGGAATGAATAATGAATACAAACCACTCTTAGTCTGACCATTAGCTGATCTTGTTCTAGGATTGCTATCATTATATAACTTCTTGAAGTTCTCACCACCCTTGCTTAATGCATTTGATGTTGAACCCATCATACATTTGCCAACTATCTTACTACCTAATCTCAAACAAGTCTTCGTTACACGCCAATTGTTTAATATGTTTTCAGGCTTTTCCCATTTACCACTTTCATCGTGCACAAGCAGTAATAGTTTCTCACCATCATAACTGTTGTCAGCTGTGTTCTTCCAGTCAATTGTTGTGTCAAGTCCATCAATCTCTTCTTGATTTTCTTGATCCATGTTCTTACGTGTAATCTTACTAGCAGGAACACGAAACGCTAACTCAGTCTTTGGGTTATCCATACCATCCTGAATAGGCTTGAAAAAGAACGGATAGTTTCTTACAATTGGAACAACCTTATCAGTAAACATCTTCTTGGCATCACTACCAGTCTTTGATAGGATACCAATCCTAGAATCTCTTACAATAGTACCTGTGTTACATATCTCTGAGCTAGACATAAAAGAAAATCCAGAACGTCTATTCTTTAAGTAGTCCATTCCAAAAGACCTATTGTCAGCTTTACATGCCTCCCAATAGATATAAAATATCCTATTTGATTCTCTGAAGTCAGGAAGACCAATATCAATCTTTGTCCACTGCAAGTACATATAATGCGTTCCTGTTATGTAGGTAGGCACGCCATTGTTTATAAACCAATGACCATTCTCACGTTTATCAAACTCTCCTTCAATTAAGTCAACATACTTAGACTTAAATGCATTATCTCGTCTATTCCAATCAAATATTGTCTTGATTTTTTGTAGTTCAGATGGATACTCTTGAGCTACCCATTTGTTACCATAGTTAGTAACTTTTTCAGGTATTTGTGGTAGTGCTATCTTAACACTATTTATTTCATATATGTCACCAATTACACCATCCTTAGATATAACGACAACATCATAATCTTTATTGTATCCATACTCCCATGATTTATGACGATTTTTAGTTACAATGACTTTCTTGTCAATATAATCAGTAAGTATAGTGTAAAGACTATTTTCCATTACTTCTTCTTTGCTCTTCCTTCAGCGAATCCACCATTACCTACATTTATCGTAGGCGAATCACTACTTTTATTTTCTTCTTCCTCAATCTTCTGTAACATATTCAAAGCATCCTCAAATGCTAACCTCTTAGCCGATGCTGCGTTCTTTAACTTATCTGCTGATATATCATCTTCAGACCGAGTGATAATCGGTTCTTTCAATACCTTTATCAACTCATCAATAGCAACCTTGGCCGCTTCTAATATCTCTATTTTTTTAGACATATATTTCGATTGTACATTCTATAAAGAATCTCACTATTTATTCTAAATTCATATTCGCTATCTGGAGTAAATGATATTATGTCTCCAATCTCAACTTCTTCTGTGTCGTCATTCTTAAATACCAACTGACCCCAAAGCTCTTCAAATCCAGATATAGGACTAAATATTTTATCTTCAGATGGAACAGGTCTGACAAAAACAAATGGGGATGGTGCATGCCAAGTACTCTTATCCTTAGAGTATAAATACACCTGCTCAGGCTCAACAACAAACAAGTCATCTTTTAAATGATGCCAACTACTCTTTTGTCTTCCTCTCATGTCATAGTAAAATTTAAAAACATTATGGTGAACTACAATAATATCACCAGGGATTATTGGACCATTATAATAAATTGGAACAGATATCACTTCAGCAAATCTATTTGCAACTGTGTGATCTTCTTGAGAGGTACTTATAATGAACTCGGTGTCTCCGTAAGTTCTTATGTTGTCATACCTCCTACCATCAACAGCTTTGATGATAAAACAGTATGGTGCTTTCATTAGAAATTTATATTATATTCAATTGATACAGGAACAGTACTTGAAAATTCCTTCCATAAAACTATCTCGCCTTCCTTAATAATATAAAGTTTAATACCATCATCATTTCTTATTATCTGATAGATGGAATAACTTCTATCAAGAACTTCCTGTCCAACAGTATAGTTCATTGACTTCATATAGTCAGGGCCAATAGATATCTTTCTAATTATATTCACCTGTCTGTAGGTTGATAGTTATGTCGCCATACTTAGCAATCATCTCTTCTTGATACCTTGCCAAATCATGTGCAGCAATATCTAAATTAGCTAGCGTTGATATCTTCTTACTTTTAAGTCTTTCGAATGAAAGCTCAATATCAGCAACATCAAATTTTAAATCTCTAAAATTGCGATTTAATTCTGTCAACTTAGACAGTTCATCTTGTTCTATTTTTTTCATTTTATTTAATTTATTGCAAATATATAAATATTACATAGATATATACCATGTAGTATTAGAATTATTGTATTGAAAACAAATAGGAGTGTCTGCAACTAATGATGCAGGAGCACCTATTATACCAGTAGCTCCAGGAATTACCCACGTTGTACTTGGTCTATTTGTTGTAGACATAATAACATACTTCAAACCATCAATAGATTCACTTGCCGCAGGAAGAGCTAACGCAAAACTAACTCCAGCTGTACCTGTAAAGTACGTATTTATATTTACTATGTTATAACTAGTCAATGTATTTGTAGAAACAACAGATGGAGCTTGAGTTAAATTAACTACATCTTGAATTCTAAAGTTTACAGTTTCATTACTAGAATTCTTACTTCCAAAAATTAAATCACCAACACTAGGCGATTTTACTTGATAATTTGCTACTTTCATTTTCCTTGTCCTTTATATTGTTTTTTATAATTCTTACTCGTCTTTGTCTTAGATGTCTTTGTCTTAGCATGAACACCTGGCCTACTTACTTTAGGTCTAGCTACAAATGATGATATGTCTTTCTGCTTTTTCATTACAAATTCTTTAACATCTCAATTACTCGTGGACATGGATACATATCAGACTTATCTTTTCTTACAGAGTTATGAGTAAATATACCATCTTCACCTTTCATAGCTCTTTTAGATAAATCCCAAATATCATCATTATAATCTTTAGAAATATCATAAGTTTTACATAAATAAACAACTAACTGACGTAAACTTTCTATCTGCTTGTCAGTGTACTTATGCCAATATTTATGCCCTTTGAATGGTTTATCCAACTCAGTCACTTCACTCGGATCAACAATACCACCAACATAGTTATAAAACTTCCCATCTTTTTCTTTAAGCATACCCCAATTACATACTTCAATACCTATTGAGTTTTTATCAAGTGCTTTATATGGTAATCCCATATTTGAAAAAGGAGCATTCTTTAAACCTAAATGATACGCCCATTCTCTTGAAGAAAAACATTGTACTATTGTTCCACTATTACCAATAACAAATGCTGTAGCAATCCTATCTTTTGTGCTATCCCAATATTTAGCTACACCAACAGCATTACCATTACCTGCTGTGTGATGCAAATAAATCTGATTCTTAGTTGATTCCTCTTGAAAATATTGACTAGGTTTTAATCTAGACTGTATTATTTTTGTTGTATCTAAATCCATTTCGTTACAAATATAAGGATAAAAATAATCATGATAATTGATCAGCTTCTTCTTTAGCTCTTGTAACAAATTCCTTTAAGGACTTTAATATGTTCTTGCCTGTAACCGATTCATAACTCTCATTAATTGATTTAATCTCTACAGTAACACAGAAGAATGCCACAATTTTAGTCATTACAAGATCAATAGATATAAAGTGTGCTAATAAGTCAGCAGCTATATATTTCTCAACTAAAAATATAAATAGTATAGCACCACAATAAAGAAGTGACTTACTTACAACGTGAGATAATCTTCTGCTTCGAATTGCCTTCCAGCCACCCTTTTTAACGCTTCTCCAAATACCAAATACTGTATCTAAAAAAATAGCAAGTAATGCAACATATATCATGGGTTTTACTGGGGATAGTACTGCTAAAAATGATGTTGCTAGTAGAAGTAATTTTGTTTTCATAGTAAGTAATTTCTTATAACTCTATACGTAATATATACTATTAGCAAAATTAATAAAATTCCTAGAACATTATTTAGTAACGTCTTATACCAAGGAGTCTTTTCGTATACCTTTATAGGTATCTTTCTATAGACTATTCTCTCTATTGGCTTTTCGATATATACAGTGTCACATTTGCCATTTATATATACCTTGTCTTTTACACGCCAAACCTTTACTTTTAATCTCTCTTTCTCTATGGTTATAGTGTCATAAAGCTCTTTTATTTTAACCACAGTGTCTACTTCAACTTCAGGAATCGTAATACGCACAGTGTCACGTATCGTATCTCTAATTACAAGGCTGTCATTAGTCAAAAGATATGGGTGCTTCTTAACTAACCTGTCAAACCTTCGTTGAGGAGTACATGAAATAATAATTAAAGTAAGTATTAAAAAATATTTCATTTTAAATTTCATATTTTGGGAGCTCTACATTGTTAACCCAGTCAATGATATCTTGATCATTCCAATCTGATGTATATGTGTATCCATAAAAGTCAACACCAAAGATTGTGGATTCAGTTGTGAGCAACACATTTGCTGTGCACGTTTTATTGATTATGTCATCAACTACTGTTGTGACTGTCACCGCTGGATTGATAATCTCAACATTGAACTGAGGAAATTTATAAGTTGCCATATTTTTAAGTTAGTGTTGTTCCTGTTACCGTGAATGTTCTTACAGGGAAATAAGTAAATGATGTTGTTGATGTTTTAGTTGTTTGACCCGTCATTCCTACATTATTTAAAAAATAAGCATTTACAGTGCCTGCTACATTAGTATTGGAACTCCAATAAAGCCTACCAACAGAAGCTAAATTTACAGGTGAATAATTTAAAAAATTACTTGGGTCATTAGCGTAATTCATTAAATTAAATATCTCTTTCATATTCGGTAATCGCCATCCACTTGTAAAAGTTCCAACTGAAAAAGCAAGTGAATTGTCAATAGCTTGATTCCAAGTATTACCAGTTGCAATTGCTGCTCTTGAAATACCCAATACAGTTGCACCATCATAAGTACTCCAATCAATGACTATGTTGTTTGTATATGTTTGTGTTCCTAATTCTGAAGTAAATCGATTCGTATTTCCAAATGGATTGTTTTCTAATAACGTAGTAAAAGACGTTAATCTTCCTGCTTCGATATCACCATCATCACCAGTTCTATATGATGTTGTTTGCCCTGTTTTTACTAACGTAGCCGTTGTCCTTTTAGGCCTTGCCTTAATGTAGATATTATTTATCACGCCTTAACTACATTTAAATTAACTACTGAAATAGTGTTAGCTGTTACTGTTATTTTACTTCCAATTGCGATTGTGTTTCCTAAAGTATAAGAAGCTCCATCATCTTGTATTGTAATAGTTGGCGAATTCAAAACGTTACTAACTGAATTTATCTTTAAATTATAAGGAGCATAAAAATCAACTGTCAAAGCATCTACTAATTCAATCGTATATTTAATTCCTTCATTTACCCAAAGCGTTCCATTGTACTCTAAGTTATCACCTTTTTGGACTGAAGATATATAAACATTATGGAGCTCATCTAACTCCCATCCGTTCATTATTTTAACATATATCTTACCATTATTAGCATGTGCATACTCAACATATCCTATTATAACAATATGACCTGTAACACCTGTTGGCTTAACTTTAGTAATAGCACCTGGTATTGTTGGTGATAAATATAATACGTCACCATCATTCCAATTCTCACCTTGTAAAGATCCAGTCGTATTAATATCCTCTATTTGACCAACTGTCATTATAAAACCCTCTTGATTCGTGGCTATTGTCTCAATAACAACACCCAAAGTGTCAGCAGAATTATTGTCATTGTTAGCTTGAGCGTAAGCAACAGCCAATCTTTGACCTTGAGCACCTGATACTCTTACAACAGGATATGTAGCCTTTGTCAGTGTCGTATTCGGAGTAACTTTGTTAACTACTCTAGCAACTAAATCAACACCATTTTTAAGAATTACCGAACCTCCTTTTAAAGTTGTTTCTGAACTTCCTAATGTATTATTCCATCGTGTCGTTCCTACCGCAGCCGTTCCAGTTGGTGATACATCTAAAGTTAATTGACCTGCTTTTAATTCATACTCGCCTAAGTCAACATTTTGCGTAGCTCCAACATATGGCACACCACCACTTTTTATATCTTCAATAGTATATACATTCGATGGACTGTTGGCTTGCGTAGACTTTCTCTCCGTCATATTTACACCTGGTAATATGCCTATAAATCTTGTTCCTGCTGGTACACTCATTTTGGTATAATTGTGCTTGAATAAACTTCTGAAATACCTAATTCATTTGTAGCTGTAACAAGACATTTAATTGATTGCCCTACATCCCCAGACACAATTGTATATTCCGTAGATGTTGCATCAACTATAGGTACTCTATTTCGCTCCCATTGAAACGAAAAACTAATTGGCTGAGTACCAGTCCATGTGCCTCTAGTACAATAAACAGTTTCACCAACCTCTGCTATCCCTAATATTTCAGGTGTTCTTGCATTAACAGGAGGTTCGCTAGATTTACTTCTAGAACCTACAGAATTAGATATAGATATCTGCGCCATGTTACCAAAGTGCTACTATATCACTAGCAGATGAACTAGTAAATACTCGTATAACTTGAATTGGAATAAATGTACCATCAGGAACATTAAACAACGTAACGTCATCACCAGAAGCTGTTCGAATATCTAAATCACCAGCTGTTCCTACATATAATACGCAGGGCCATTGTGCCGTATCTGGTGCAGCTGTGTTGTCACCAGGATATGGGATATTTTTATTATCATCAGGTGTTACAGCAGCAGCTCTACTGGTTTGTAATTTTAAATTTGCCATATTTATCTATTTATTAGTTAGTATCTATTTCTATATAAGTGATGTAAGCAATTAAATTTCCTGTACCTCCTGAAATTATACTTGGAGATGATACATTTCCAGAAACTAAAGACAAATTATTATTTGGTGATAAATTATTATTAAGTGATAAAGCATAAGTTAATGCTAAAGAGCCTTGTGTTGAGCCAAAAGCAGCGTCTGCTGTACCACCAAGACTTGAAGAACTAGACCCAATAATTGTGTGTAACCTTACTGAATTTGAAAGGGTATAGCTAGTACCACCTGGTTTTCTGTATACAGCTAAAGATATAGGTATTAGTATTTTATTAGTTACAGAAGGTACTAATACTTTTAAAAATCCTGAAGCGTTTAATATTTCAGCTTGTGTGATTTCAACTTGTGCCGCTTTAGCACCTCCTGCCGAAGCAGCAATGTCCTCGATAGTATAGGTTAAATCGTTAGCGTTTACTAACGCTGATCGTCTGTTTACATTAATTGTAGACTTAATAGCCTCAAACTTTGTTCCTGCTGGTATTGTTACTGGCATAATTATTTTTTCTTTGTACTCTTTCCGTTAGATCCGTTTCGAGCACGGTTTATACTTGCTTTTTCTTTTACAAAGTTACCATTTTTTTTCTTACTCATGTCAGGACCTCCCTTACCATATAAGTCAGCTTCACGCCTAACCTTAACATGCTCAGACCTGTACTTCTTGCGCTCAGGAGTAGCGTTCAACTCTCTCTGATATTCTCGTCTCTTCTCAGCAGCCTTAGGATTCTCTGCATAATATTTTGATGTCTTACTCTTTCCCATATCTAGATGTTTTCTTTGCTATCTTCTTAGGTTGCGGAACAACTGACCCTACACCACCACCCTCACGCTTTGCTCTTGTAGTGGAAGCGTACTCTGAAGGACTCAATGCAGCGATTGCCTTCTTAGGTAAGTACCTCTCACCAGTCTCCTTGCTAGGCTTACCGCTCTTCGTTCCCCACTCTTGCTTTGTCCATTTGGACAGGCTGTTAGACTCAGACTTTTTACCTGAGTATTTACCACCAGCTTCTTTATACTTAGCAACAGCTAACTGTGCCTTCCTAGCGGACCATTGGCCTGCATCACCACCCTTTGTGCCCGACTTAACGCTAGACACAATGCGACTCCATAACGCTGGATTGGATTTATTAGCTACCCCTTTTTCCATTTCGTACTAGGTGATGCTGTTTTTGATGGACTCCACTTTGCCTTGTCAGCCCAATAAGCCGCAGACATCTTGCCCTTAGCGATATTCTTGGCGTGACGGCTCTTAAAAGCCTCACGTTGACCTACCGTCTGATTGGTCTTTACACCCTGCTGTCCGAACCGGATTGTCTTAATGCGATCACCTTCCTTGGCCACAACAATATGACTCTTGGTCGGATGACTGGGAGTTCGCTTGGGTTTGTTAAATCCCTCAACGCCTGCTCGTTCTAATCTTGGGTCTTTCATTAAAAAAGTTTCCTTTTTTTAGCTACCATTCTATCAATATCTCTATTTTTAAATGGAATGCTTTCTTTATCAGACATAGATATTTCCACTGGCTTATTTAATGGCATTTTATTAATCGGAGCATATTTTTGTTCGTACTCTGAAACAGCCGATTTAGCTCTAGCTTCATTTGTTGCATGTCGATCTTTAGAAATTTGATCTTTCGCTTGAATAGCTCCTCTTCTACTTTCGCTAATCAATTGCTTATTAAGTTCATAACCTTCTGATCTACTATTACCTCTTTTAGATAATTGCTCAGAAGTATACAAAGGAACATCCCCTCCATTTTTCTTAGGTTGTAATTTTGAATTTCTCATGACTTTTTATTTTTTAAATTATTAATTTTTAGACATCTTCTTCAGAGCGGCCTTCATGCCGTACTCCTTGATCATTTCTTTCTTAGACTCAGACTTCTCGTGCTTAGCCTTTGCAGATTTCGAAGGATATACCTCTTTGGTTTTCTTTTCTACTATCTTTTTCATAATTTTGTTTTTACAAATATAATAAAATGATTCCTAAAGTTAAAAAGAAAGTTACGCATAGACGTGACAATAATAAAATATATGGTCGTAAACAAGGTGAGTATGACTTTCTAAAAAATTGGACAATAATCAGAAAGTGGGCTATCATAACATATGAATTAAAATCACAGGCTGACCTAGAGATACTATTGTTCTTATACTCAGAGAAATTGTTTACAAGAACCCAATTTACAGAATTCTCAAACTTCTTGTCTTGGGATAGAGACCGATTCAACAGATTACTTAGAGAGGATTGGATTTATATTTGGCGACATCGAAACCACCAAGAGACACACTTATATGAGGTCTCTTACAAAGGTAAGAAGATGGTTAATACCATCTATAAAAAATTGCTTGGACTAGAGCCTATTCCAGAGTCTACAAGGCGTAATAAAATATTCTTAAAGACAGCACCCTTCTCTCATAAGACCCTAGCCATAGCAATTAAAAATCATAACAAAGAACTTAAAGAACGCAAACAACGTCCTTCTCTTGGATTACAGTAAGGCGAGTATCGCCTATCAAAACGTCATGACCTGCTGCCTTGTCGAAGTAGATTTCGTCAGTCTCTGATATTCCAGAGACCAACCCACCTACCGACACAACAACAGCCTTATTATACCTTAACTCACGCTTGTCCTCCATAGTCATTATTAATCCTGACTTGTTCTCTGCTTTGTCTAGAACTCTCTCGACAATTAGAAACTTATTTAGAACCTTCATAGTCTCTTATGTTTGTTATTATAGCGTTCGTACTCATAATCGTTGTAGCAACTGACACAGCATTCAATAGTGCGTTCTTAGTAACCTTAGTCGGATCAATAATACCCAACTTAACCATGTCACCATACTGCTCACCCTTAACGTCATAGCCATCACCCATCGGTCGGTTCATTAATATCTCGTCACAATTCTTGCCGGAATTTGTGACAATCTGCTTGAATGGAGCTCTTAATGCTTCACCCATTATCTTATCAGCTGCTGTGTTATGTATGCAAACAGTTAGACCGATATCCAACAACGCCACACCACCACCAGGTAGTATACCATCCTCCAACGCAGCTTGTACCGCACACACCGCATCGTCAATCCTATCCTTCTTCTCCTTCTGCTCAATATCACTCAACGCTCCTACATAGATTACACCAACACCACCCGATAGATTAGCAATTCGCTCGTTCAAAAAGTTCTTCTCGTCATCATTAGTAGCTGCATCACGCATCTCTTTCAACTCAGCAACTCTGCTGATAATAGCATCTTCCCTAGACTCGCTATGCATAAAGACAGTCATGTTATTACTAACAATAACCTTAGTCGCTCTACCCAAACTATCTAAGTCAATTAACGACAAATCATCACCAGTGTCCTCAGAGAAGTATACACCTCCTAGGGAGACCGAAAGGTCTTCCAATAGATCTTTCTTCCGGTATCCAAACGATGGAGGTAATATCGAACAAGCCTTAATCTTACCACCTGCTACATTAGCATTCAACGTATTCAATGCGTTCTGACCTAACTCACCTATAATAAGTAACGACCTACCTTGGCTTACTATTGGTACTAGAATTCGCTCTAGATTCATGATGTTATTTATCTCGTGATCACTGATTAAAATGTACGGATTGTCTAACACACACTCCTGCTTCTTGAAGTCATTGACGAATACCCTTGAGGCGTAGCCTCTGTCAATCTTCATACCCTTAATTATCTCAACATACGTTGATGTCGTCTGACTATTCTCAACAGTAACCATGTCAACCTCACTAAAGGCATCAGCAATCATCTTACCTACCTCCTTGTCATTGTTAGCACTTATCGTAGCCACATCAACAAGCTTCTTACCGCTCAGTTTCTTTGAACGCTTGTCAAGTTTATGGACAACAATGTTGGCCAATTGGTTTATCTCACGAATTACCTCAGTGACGTTATCTGTATCTGACAAATATTTGTCAGCAGCATCAATAATAGCCTCAGCTAACACTATAGATGTCGTTGTACCATCACCTGCAACAGTAGCAGTACGCTCTGCCGCCTGTCTCATCATCATAACAGCCAAATTTTCAGTCGGATCATACAAGTTGATTGACTTAGCGACAGTCACACCATCCTTTGTAACCGTCATTCCACCAACATGGTTCTCTGATTCAATTAATACTGTACGTCCTCTTGCTCCTAACGTACTTTTGACAGCTCCTGCTATCGTTTTGATGCCATTCTTGAGCTTTTTTTGGCCTTCATCACCAAAATGTACCTGTTTTACTATCATTTTATTTAATTTATATCACAAATATAGTGATATATAACAAAAAACCCTCCGATTGGAGGGTAATTTTTATTGTTTTGATAGATTTCTCATCACTTTCTTTTGGGTATCTCTCTCTTCTATCCTCTGAGCTCTAGTTCTTTTAGGCTCTAATTTGTCAATTTGACTAGAGATAGTATTTCGATTAGCAGGATTGTTCATTTGATTTCTAAAAGCTGTAGCTTGATTTTCTCGTGTTGCATTCTTGTTAGCATTTACATCATACGTATTCTGCTTAGAACCACTAAAACCAGCCATTGCCTCAGGTGTAAACGTCTTTATCTTACCAGTCCTATACAAGTTCTCACCTTCTGTAACACCAGTAAATTCTTGACCCAACTTAGTTACATACTTACTAGCCAATTTAGCTTGTCTTATGTTAGACTTTATGTCCTTTAATTCAGCCTTTCTTCCTTGTTGAGTTATTACATCTCCCTCACCAGCTCTGATTCTAGCCTTCATTTCTTTCTTTTGACCTTTCAATTCTGAAATAATACCAGGCCCTTCAGAACTTCCCTCAATATCAAATTTTGATTTGCCTTCATATCCACCACCGAAATAAGCTTTGGCCATATTGGCTTCTCTATTGTAACCCTTAACTCTTGATTCCTTTGTGCCTGATCTTTTTAAATCAACAACTCTAGTACTTTTCAATGGGCCTCTCTCAAAAGTATTAGCATTGCTAGCTCCCTTAAATCTAGTTTTTACTTTAGTCTCTGTTCTTGATGGTGCTTCCCAGTCACCCTTCTCTTTAGTAGATACACCAGCTAATTCACCTTTCTTAGTTTTTAAAGTTGGTTTCAATAACTTCATCTTCTCAGGAATGACTTTCTCTAAACCAATATTCTCTTCCTTCTCATATGTAGGTGCTTTAGCTTGCTCAGGAGTTTTGTATGTCTCATATATTTTAATTGAAGACTTATCGCCTGAGTATTTAGTACCCTTGGATACATATCTATCGCTAGTATTACCAAATACATCACTTCTTCCACCTTTAAACTTTTCTGAGATTATTTTTCTAGTTTCTGGATCTAATGATGGATCGTTAATAGGAACTAATTCACCTTTCTTTAGTTTCTCACTAATATCCTTGTTCATTTTCTCAGCACTCAATGAATTAGATTTTCTATTAGTCGCTGTAATGCTATCAGGACTTATTTCTTGAATTGATTCAGGACCTTCTTTATAAATCTTCATAGACCTGTTGTAATTAGCTACGTCAGATTCATACTGCTCCTTGGCTGCTCTGTTTCTAGCTTTTGTGGCTTCGTTTTTATTATACTCTTCTTGAGTGTAATACCTTTTTTGAGGTGGCTCATTTTGCTTCTGAGCAGTTACCTTTACCTCTTGCTGAGCCTTAGGCTTCTTTGGGTCTTCACCCTTCGGCATACTCATCTTTCTGCCTGTCTTCATTAATGCCATGTTATCGTAAATCTTAAAATTAATAAACTAATCTGTAACTCATTGAAATCATACTCCTCGTCAGGCCCATAGAACTCAAATCCTATCAATAAACCATTAGGCAATAAGTTCTCAATGACTATATTCATGATACAAATATAAGTATTTTTTTATTGTTAGGTGTGTAGAATTTTTGGGTAATACCCCCATTCCACGAAAAATGTCGCCCGGGGGAAACGATCTGAGATTTGCCTGGGGGGTGTTCGATTTGGTT